GACAGTAGCCGAAAGCTCCGAGTAAAGCATACGTTTGTAGTATCGGAGGTGCAGTAATGAGTAACGTTAAGATTGTTGGCATAGAAAGGATTCAGAAAAAACTAAAAAAGAATGTGCGACTCGATGATGTGAAGCGAGTTGTAAAGAGCAATGGAGCCGAAATGAAGCAAAAGGCTAAGGGAAATGCTGAAAATTTTAAAGGACATTATGAAGGGAAACGGTTTGTACCTCCGACTGGAACATTAAAAAGAAGCATAGAGCTTGCGATAACAGACAAAGGAATGACGGCAGAGGTTGAGCCTCATACACTTTATGGTGGTTATGTAGAACTTGGAACAAGAAAGATGCAAGCACAGCCATACCTAAAGCCTGCTTTCGATGAGCAGAAAGTGCAATTTAGAAAAGATATGGATAAGTTGACGAGGTAATATTATGGATCCACAGCAGGAATTATTTAGTACATTGTTGACAGAATTAAAAAATACGGGATATGACGTATATGATGGATTTCTCCCTCCTGATAATACGCCATATCCATTTGTTTATTTAGCAGATAATCAGCAAATTGACGACAGGAATAAAACTGCCGTTTTTGGTAGCGTATACCAAACGATTGATGTTTGGAACAACAATCCGAAAAAAAGGGGCGATGTTTCACAAATTTTGCTCAAAATCAAAGGAATATGCAGAGCAATAAGAAGAACTTCCAATTTTAATTGGGATGTACGAAATATAGAGCAACGCATATTATCAGATACAACTACAACACAACCATTACTCCACGGGATTTTAAACGTGGAGTTTTATTTTGATTAAATGGAGGAATGAAAATGAAGAAAAAATTTCTTTATAGTTTACAGGCGTTTGCCGAAGCGGTTCAAGGAAAAAGAATTGTATATCTTTTTAGAATCGCATCCGAGGCATCTACTACAGCAGGCAAAAGAATTCCATTTGTAACAGAAGATAGCCGAACAAAAAGTAAAGATGCGGATTCTACGGCGACAAAAGACGGTTCAATTCGGACACCTGGTACGGCAGAAGTAGAAATTTCTACTACGCTGATTCTGTCCAAAGGAGACGAGATTGTAAAAAAATTGGAAGATGCAATGGATAATGACCAGTTAATAGAGATTTGGGAAGCAAATCTTGATGAACCGGGATCCACATATTCATCAAATAAATTTAAAGGAATGTATTTCCAAGGTTACATAACTGAATTTGAACAAACGGCATCGGCAGAAGAGCATGTGGAGATTTCTCTTACATTTGGAATTAATGGATCTGGGAAACGTGGAGAAGTTACCGTAAGCGCAGAGGAACAGGAAGAAGCAAACTATTTATTCAAAGATTCAGTACAGGAGGAATAATACAATGAAAGAATTAACGATTAAAGGACAAGTATATCAGTTTAATTTTGGGATGGGATTCTTGAAAGATATCGACAAAACAGTGCAGATTAAATCTGAAAACGGGAAGGTGGAAGATGCAGGACTTCGGTATGCTATCGGTGGATTGATTGATGGAAACCCGAAATCAATTTGTACGATTCTTTATTATGGAAATAAAGGGCAGAATCCACGTCTTACAGAAGCTTTAATTGAAGAATTCATTGATGATCCGGACACAGATATTGATGATCTGTTTGAAGAGGTGATGGGTTTTTTAAAGAGTTCCAATGCTACGAAGTGCATTACCGAGAAGACGCTGAAAGCGGTAGAAGATATGATGAAGTAATCATTCGTAGCATTGATTATGAACAAATTGCGATTGACTGTTTTAGATATTTCGATTTTAAAAATCTAATCGAAGTTGATAAGCTAACGATTCCAGAATACAAAATGTTGGTGAAAGCTTATGAATATAAAACGGTTGATCGCAATTATTATGCTCATTTACTTGCATTTTTAAGCTTTGCGGTTCAAGCCCAAAGATCTGCTGGTAAAGGGAAGACAAAACCGGTATACAAGCGGTTCTCTAAATTTTTCAATTATGAAAAAGAAATCCAACGTGTGGAAGAACGAGAAAAAGGTGCTGATCGTATAAGGGATTTTTTGAAAAGAAAAGGAGGTCGCTAAATGGCAGAGACATTTTCTGTAAAAGCAATATTAAGTGCCTCCGATAAAGGATTTTCTGCCGCAATGCGGTCTGCCAGAGAAAGCATTGGTAGTTTAAAATCTACGGTTTCTAGCGGAATTGGATTCGGCGTTATGATGGCTGCCGGACAGAAAGCATTTGATGTTGTTAGCAGTGGAGTAAGTGGTTTAATTGGAGATCTAAATAGTGCTGGAGCTGCTTGGAAAACCTTTCAAGGCAACATGGAAATGAACGGACACACAGCGGCCGAAATTAAATCCATAAAAGGGGAACTTCAGGACTTTGCGGAAGCTACAATCTATAGTTCATCGGATATGGCATCGACATTTGCCCAGCTTGAAGCTGTTGGAACCAAGAATACAACAAAGTTGGTAAAAGGATTTGGAGGACTGGCAGCAGCGGCAGAAAACCCAACTCAAGCTATGAAGACGCTTTCCCAGCAGGCGACACAAATGGCGGCAAAACCTACTGTAGCTTGGGAAGATTTCAAGTTAATGTTGGAACAAACCCCGGCTGGAATTTCAGCGGTTGCAAAACAAATGGGAAAGTCTACTCAGTCTTTGATAAAAGATGTACAAAACGGGAAATTGGCTACCGAGGATTTTTTTGATGCGATATCAGCAGTGGGAACGAATGACGCATTTACCAAGCTTGCTACCGAGTATAAAACAGTGGGTCAGGCAATGGATGGGCTTTCGGAAACTGCGGCGAACAAACTTCAGCCTGCATTTGATACGCTATCTGCCGTTGGAATTAAAGCAATAAGTAAGCTGGTAGATAAAGTTGGAGAACTGGATGGAGAGAAAATTGCGGCAAAATTAACTTCTGGTTTGGATAAAATTAAGCCATACTGGGACGTATTGTCAAGCGCTGCAAGTGAAGTCGGATCAGCATTTGGAGATGCTCTTTCCTCTATTACATCTGAGCTTGGAAAACTGACAGGTGCATTTGGAAGTACAGAAAGTATTCAAAATTTTTCTGACGTTATTAATTCAGCAAAAGGAGCACTTACTACATTTGCTGGATTTTTAGAAGAGCATTCAGATATTATTGCAAAATTAATCACACAGCTACCTAAGTTACTGGTTGCATATAAAGGATTTAAGATAGTAAAAAGTGTTACACCTGGTATTATTGGATTCGGAAGTGCAATAGGAAAATTAGCAAAATTAGGACTCGAAAAGCTATCTCCCAATTTGAAAAATGTTTCAAAAGGGCAAGACGCAGTTGGAAAATCAAGTTCCGGAAGTTCTAAAAAGATACTTTCATCCGCAAAGGCGTTTATGATGCTTGGAGCTGGAGTTTCATTAATTAGCGGTGGATTTTATCTATTGGCACAATCCGCAGTAGCGCTTTCAGATGCCGGTGGATCAGCTATTGCAATTATGTTTGGTCTTGTTGCAGCTGTAGCAGCGCTTGGAGCTGGAATGATGGTAATGATTAAAAATGTTAGTATAGGCCCTGCAAAATTGAAAGCACTAAGCACTGCTATGCTTTCATTAGGAGCATCTGTGTTGTTAATTAGCACTGGATTTGCAGTGCTTGCACAATCAGCAATAGCTCTTTCAAATGCTGGTGCCCCAGCGATTGTCACAATGTTCGGTATGGTGGCGGCGATTGGCGCTCTGATGGTCGTTGTTTCTGTAGTTGGAAAACAGTTAACTGCCGCATCGATCGGAATGATTGCATTTGGTGCCGCAGTTTTGATTGCGGGGGCGGGAATGTATGTTATGGCTTCGGCATCTATCAACCTGGTTAATGCAGGAACCCCGGCTATCGCTGTAATGGCTGGCATGGTGGTGGCTATGGCAGGTATGATGGTGCTGGCGGCGGCTTTGGGACCAGCTCTTACAGCTGGTGCAGTTGGATTTATCGCTTTTGGTGCGGCGATAGTATTAGTTGCCACTGGTGCACTGATCGCCAGTGCAGCGCTGGCTGTGGTGGCAGCAGTACTTCCAACGGTGGTTCAATATGGTACACAAGGAGCGATATCGATTGCCGCCCTTGGAGCAGCCATGCTTGCATTTTCAGTAGGTGCGGCTGCGGCTGGTGTTGCAAGTGTTGCGTTAGGAGTTGGGCTTGTGGCAGTAGGTGCAGGCCTTACAGTGGTTGGAGCGGCGGTAGTAGTGGTCTCAGCCGGGGTACTTGCTTTAGCAGCAGGTGCGACATTGCTTGGTGCGGGACTTACTTTGGTTGCTACGTCTGCAACAATTCTAGGTGCCGCACTTCCGTTGGTCGCAACAGGGGCTATGACCAGTGCTGCCTCATTAACAGCAATGCTGGCGGCTGCAACAGCGCTAAGCGCAGTAATACTTTTACTTAGTACGTCGGTTGTTGCGCTTGGAGTAGCGGCAGCGGCTGGAACCGTTGGAATTGCGGCCTTTGGTCTTGGAATGACGGCGGCAGCGGTCGGGGTTGCGGCAATGTCTGTTGCACTGAAAGCAGTCAACTCATCCATGAAGTCCATTGCGAAAAATGCGAAGTCAGCTAAAAGTTCGATTTCAAGTATGAAAAGTTCGTTGAATATCGTAAACGAGGGACTGGATGCGTTGGGAAGTAAAGCAAAATCAGCGATTAATTCTTTTATCAAGTCCTTTTCCAACGCAGAAAGTAAGGCAAAAACAGCAGGACGAAACATCGGAAATAATATTAATGATGGAGTAAAATCTGGACTAAACAAATTGCCATCTACTGTTAATAACGCAATGAACCAATTCAATTCAGGAATTCGGTCTGGTGGAAATCAGGCGATTTCATCAGCGAGAAGCATATCAAGTTCGATTTCATCTGCTTTACGATCAGCAGGAAATTCATCGTATTCCAGTGGTCGCTATATCGGACAGGGACTTGCAAATGGTATGCGTTCGATGCTTGGAACAGTGCGTAGTGTAGCGGCGCAGTTGGCAGCGGCGGCGGATGCGGCAATCCGGGCAAAAGCCAGAATTCACAGTCCTTCTAAAGTATCAAAAAAAGATGGTGCTTACTGGGGAGAAGGATGGGTGCTAGGAATCTTAAGTAAAGTCAAAGATACAAGAAATGCTATTACGGAGCTTTTGTATATGCCGAAGATGGGCACTCCAGCTTTATCTCTGGCAGGCACTAACGGCCTGACTTTGAATGATGACTACGAGTATGGAGAACCAAATCATACATATACCATCTATGTTATATCCGAACTTGACGGAAAACAGGTTGCAAAGTCTACCGCCGTATATACGCAAAAAGAGCTAGAAAAACTGGAAAAGCAGAATAACCGGAAACACGGAATCAGATAAGGAGGG